CCAGCCAGACTTGATTGCTAAGTGGGAAAATGCTTTCGACAGAATCTTGAAGGAGTGGTAAATGGCCGGACAATCGCGCACACTCAAGCTCTCGATTCTTGCTGATGTAGATCAGCTCAAGAAATCACTTGCTCAAGCTAATGGAGACGTGGATAACTCTTCGTCAAAGATGGGCGAGTTTAGTAAGAAAGCCGGCCTAGCATTCGCAGCCGCCGGAGCTGCTGCTGGCGCTTATGCCATCAAGCTTGCAGTCGATGGAGTTAAAGCAGCGATTGAAGATGAAGCTGCACAGATTCGTCTAGCTACTGCGTTAAAGAATGCCACTGGTGCAACCGATGACATGATTAAGTCAGTCGAGAAGCAGATTCTCAAGACATCACTAGCCACTGGTGTGGCAGACGACAAACTGCGTCCAGCGTTGCAGAGATTATCGCTATCGACAAACGACGTCACAAAGGCTCAGGATCTTCTCAATCTTGCACTCGACATTTCTCAAGCTACGGGCAAAGGCTTGGATTCAGTGGCTAACGCACTTGGTAAAGCCTACGACGGCAACACGGCAGCTCTTGGCAAATTAGGCATCGGACTATCTTCGGCAGAGCTCAAGGCGATGTCATTCGAGGAGACGCAGGAAAGACTTTCAGATCTATTCGGTGGAGCGGCAGCAGCTAACGCAGAGACATTCGCTGGACGCTTGCAGATTCTTAAAGTCACATTTGACGAGGCAAAAGAATCAGTCGGTGCAAAACTTCTGCCAATTATTCAGCAACTTGTTGATTTCATTGTGAACAAAGTCGTTCCTGCTCTTGGCAAATTTGCAGATTTCTTCAAGCCAATCACTGAGGCAATCGATAACAACAAAGAAGCGTTCACAGAGTTCATCGGCTTCATTCAAAAGTACGTCGTGCCAGTCCTAGTCACGGTCTTAGGTGGAGCGTTCAAGGTTGTCGGCGAAATCGCTGGCGGAATTATCAACGTCATCGGCGCGGTTATCTCCGGCTTAAACTCATTGATTTCTGGAGCCGTGGCCGGCATCAATGCTCTCATTCGTGTCTATAACTCAATTCCGTTCTTGCCTAACGTGTCACAGATTTCGGCTCCATCAATCAGCGTTCCAAGTGTCACAATTCCAAAGACAACTACATCGGCAGCAAGCATTCCTACAATTTCGGTTCCCAGTGTTTCGGCTTCTACTGGAACAGGATCTACGACAACTGCGTCGGCTGGTGTTTCGTCGGCGGCTGCTGGTGCAGCTAACGTCGTAGCTGGTTCATTCAATGTCGGCTCATTTAGAAAAGCAGAAGCCGAAAGCATGGGAACAACGATCAATCTCACAGTAAATGGCGCTTTTGACAAAGAAGGCACTGCACGAACAATCGTGGACACTCTCAACGATTCTTATTATCGCGGCACTGGTGGCGGCGGTAATCTGGTAATAGCCTAATGACACAGTGGGCTCCAGATTGGAAAGTTACGATTCAAGGCATCGAATACACCGATGTCGTACTGGCCAATCTTTCAATCTCATCAGGACGCACAAATATCTACACACAGGCTCAAGCCGGCTATTGCACACTTAATCTTATCAATCTCAATCTTGGCGCAATCACAGCCGAAATCAATGACGCAGTATCAATCCAAGTCAAGGACACTGCTGGCGCCTATGTGCCAATCTTTGGCGGAAGCATCGTGGACGTCGCCGTGACAGTTTCACAGACTGGCTCAGTAGCAATCACTCAGGAAGTTACCATCACGGCTCTAGGAGCCCTTTCAAGGCTCCAAAAGGCCTTAACTCTGGGAGTCTTGTCTAAGGATTACGACGGCGACCAAATCTATACAATCCTTGAGGATCTACTGGTTAATAACTGGGGCGAAGTTCCAGCAGCTCTTACGTGGGCAAATTACACTCCAGCAACTACAACATGGGCTACTGCTGAAAATACTGGACTTGGAGAGATAGATCGTCCAGGCAATTATGAGCTGGCCAATCGCGGATCCAGTCAGACAATTACTTGGAATCTGGTGGCCGACCTTGCAACTTCTGGTCTTGGCTATTTATACGAGGACGCGTCTGGACTTATTTCCTATGCAGATTCGACGCATCGTTCAACCTATCTTGCGACCTACGGCTACACGGATCTAGATGCCAATCAAGCTCTAGGTCGTGGAATTAAGATTCAGACAAAAGCCGGCGACATTCGCAACGATGTCTCCATCGTCTGGAAGTCTGGAACACAGACGGCAACTGACGCAGCTTCTATTGCACTTTATGGCAAGCTGGCTCAGCAGATTACGACGTCGCTTGAGCATTCTGCCGATGCACTATCTCAAGCCAATTTCTATCTGACGCTCAGAGCCCAGCCACAGGCATTCCTAGAATCCATAACCTTTGCACTGACCAATCCAGAGATGGACAATGCGGATCGTGACGCTCTGATTAACATATTTATGGGTCAGCCAATCTCACTTTCTAACTTACCAGTCAATATGCAATCCGGAAATTTCTTGGGCTTCGTTGAGGGCTGGCGATTCCAGGCTTCTTTTAACGAGCTTTCAGTGACGCTTCTTGTCTCGCCATTGGCATTCTCACTCCAAGCGATGGAGTGGCAAGATGTAAGTGTCGCCGAAACATTCAACACGCTCAGCCCTACACTTGACTACGCAGACGCGCTAGTCGTCAATTAAGGAGAAACGATGGCAAATCCAACTACATACTTCGGCTGGGTCATGCCGACGAGCTCAAGTCTCGTTACAAATCTCCCAGCTGATTTCAATACATTTGGTCAAGGCGTTGATACGTCGCTGCAAGATCTACTCGGTGGCACAACTGGCCAAGTCTTATCTAAGACCAGCGCGACCAATATGGACTTTACATGGGTCACTCCAACAGATCAGACACCGCTAACAACAAAAGGCGATCTATTTACTTTTACAACAGTCGATGCACGCCTAGCTGTCGGATCTAACGGAGACACAATCGTAGCCGATTCTTCCACATCAACAGGCTTGCGCTATACGGCAGGAACAGTCCAAAGCAATCCAATTATTAACTCAGCGATGCAAAACTGGCAACGAGGAACAAGTATTGCTTTAACAACTAGCGCGTACACAGCCGATAGGTGGCAAGGTTATCGTGCGGTTGCAGGTTCGACAGTTTCACGACAGACGACAAGCGACTCAACCAATCTTCCTTTTATTCAATACTGCGCAAGAGTTCAACGAGACTTGTCAAATGCAGCCTTAAATAAAATTTATTTTAGTCAATCTGTAGAGACAACAAATTCAATTCCTTTCGCTGGAAAAACAGTCACTTTGTCATTTTATGCTAGAGCAGGTGCAAACTATTCAAGTGCTTCAAGCGGTTTAGATGTTGCTCTAAAAAGTGGTACTGGAACAGACCAAAACATAACAACGACTGGTTACACAGGTTCAGCAAACATTGTCAGCACCACACAAGCAATTACAACAACTTGGACACGCTATACATTTTCAGGAACAGTGGCTACAACTGCCACCGAAATTGGAACTGAATTGTCTTACACGCCAGTCGGTACGGCTGGGGCTAATGATTACTTTGAGGTGACAGGCGTACAGATTGACATTGGCAGCGTTGCGCTACCTTTTAGAACCTACGCTGGAACTATCCAAGGGGAATTAGCCGCTTGCCAGCGGTACTACTATCGCACACCTTTGGTTTCAGGTTCGCCAATTTATTTCTTGGGCGGTGCTTATTCAACAACAGTTGCTATTGGTGCTTTGGCTTTGCCCGTACCAATGCGAGTTACTGCAACCGCTATTGAATACAACGCTCCAAGATTTTTTGCTTTTTCAAATGCAAGTGGTTACACAGGCGGAACGCTCGCGCTAATTGCAGGAGATAGCACACCGCAAATTGCGGAGATTTCATACACCCACGGTTCGGCTGCTTTGACTGCTGGCTGGGGCGGTATGCTCACAGGTAACGGTTCATCGGCTTATTTAGCCCTTACAGCGGAGTTGTAAAATGGAAAATGTAACTTATTTGGAAATTGAAACACCAAACGGTTTAATCGAAACTCACGCAGTTATCGAACACGCTGACGGGTCTTTTACCTCAATGTTGAAATCAACCTATGATGCGCAACAGGTGGAACATTTGACGGAGATTCCTACGGCTGATGAATAATTATCCAGACGGTACTTCTGCTCGGATCATTGAAGTCGCACTAGCTGAAGTCGGCACTGTCGAGACTGGCGAGAATCTGACGAAGTACGGCAAATTTACAAAGGCCGACGGATTGCCCTGGTGCGGTTCGTTCTGCAACTGGGTCTTTCACACTGCCGGCGTTGAGATTCCGTCAATGGTTTCAACGGCTGCTGGTGCTCATAAGATGAAAGAGCGTGGGCGATGGATCGATGATTTGCCGCAGCTAGGAGATCTGTGCTTTATGGACTTTCCGCACGATGGCATTGATCGGATTTCACACATAGGCATCGTGGTCAAGGTTGGCAAGACCAGCGTTCTCTGCATTGAGGGCAACACGTCCGGAGACGGAGATCAGCGCAACGGCGGAATGGTCATGATTAAGCGTCGCTATATTGGCAAGGAGATTGTTGGTTTCGCTAGGCCAAAGCTGGTCGCTTATGCTGGAGAATATCCAGTGGTCGAGCCACTTCCACAGGCAAAGCCGAAAAAGGAGAAAAAGAAATGACACAATTTAAAGCACTAGCTGCATCATGGGCTAGATCATCGGTGGCAGGAATGTTGGCCGTTTACCTTACTGGCAATACAAATCCAAAAGATTTAGCGATGGGGCTTGTCGCTGGAATAGTGCCAATGCTTACGCGCTGGGCTAATCCAAACGACGTTCTCGGTTCGAAGAAGTGAGCGTAGGCGAATGGACGGCGGTAGGTGGGCTTGTTCTTGCGCTGCTTACTGCCATCTATTCGTCAATGAGATTCATGGTGAAGTCGATCATGCGGGAGCTGCAGCCCA